ATTTATATGAAAGGAGGCCATCATTATGCCTAAAAATAATGAAACTAAATTCGAAGATTATTTTAATCTTCCAAATCCAGGTTTACGGTCTTATTTTGACATAGTCAGAAAAGGACAACCTGATGAGTACAGGACCACCTTTGCTAAAGGGTGCTCAGTTGAAAGTGTCCTGAAAGATTGGAGTTCCACACTTGAATCGATCACTGACAAGTGGCCGACTCTTGTGGAGTTCGAAAACGACTTAAAGGCTAAAGTCGGACCAATGTCTATCATGAAGCCATTGTCTGAAAGGCTCGAAGACATCGATCATTACTATGATGATATTCTCCTATCATCAACGCCTGTATCTGGTAAAGCGATCAAAGCTGTGATCCAGGAATTTAAACAAATTAAGGGTCTTAGAGTTAGGAGTCAACAACGTACTGTTGATCTAATGAAGAAGTCCACTAACTCAGGCTCTCCGTATTTCACAAAGCGTAAAAGTGTTGTCAAGAAGACAATGCCTTGTACAACTTGGAATTGTAGTGACAATTCAGTATACCAGGTTCTTAACGACACTCACGAGTTATCCTTTGTTAATATCAAAGGTGATAAGTGGAAAGCTTGTGCCGTATTAGGATGGAGAGGCCAAGAAGGAGGACCCAGCGATGAGGACGTGAAGCAAAGGGTTGTTTGGATGTTTCCTTTTGCAGTCAACATTTGCGAATTGCAGATTTACCAGCCATTAATTGAAAGTTGCCAGAAATTCAATTTGGTTCCTGCTTGGGTTAGCATGGAATCCGTCGACCAGCGTATCACACGTATGTTTGATACAAAGGGTGTGGACGACGATGTGATCTGCACAGACTTCTCTAAATTCGACCAACATTTCAATCCAGACATGCAAGATTGCGCTGAAGCGATCCTCAGAGGCATTTGCAATGGAAGTGGACAGGAACAGAATTGGTTCGATTTCGTTTACCCCATTAAGTATACCATTCCTCTAGCCTTCGATTACGGTAGAGTCCGTTCTGGTAAACACGGAATGGGAAGTGGTTCTGGTGGAACCAACGCTGACGAAACGTTAGCACACAGAGCTCTCCAATATGAAGCCGCTCTAAATAAACACACCCAATTAAACCCAAATTCACAGTGCCTTGGTGATGATGGAGTCTTGACTTATCCCGGCATAACTGTGGAAGATGTAGTGCGATCATATACTGCTCATGGGCTTGAAATGAATGAGACGAAGCAGTACGTGAGCAAACAGGACTGCATATACCTAAGACGGTGGCATCACACCGACTATCGCGAGGACGGGATATGCGTTGGCGTCTATTCAACCTATCGTGCTC